CTTGTCGTGGATTGTTGTTGATTGTTGTGAGTGTTGTAATCTCCAGACATTTTTAAAACTTAAACTCGGCAAATTTCTTTGTTGTTTTATCTTCATCATTATACTCCACCTCTTGTCCACTGTCAAGTAAATCATCTTGTGCAGTTTGTTCACAGTCATATAATCTCATCTTTGTTCGGTCAACTCCAATAACAAATCTCCGATTATATGTTGGGTCATTATATCTGTTCTTAAGTTGTTTGACCATTATCTGCCCCAACCCTTCAAGTTCCTCAGTAGATATAAGAGCAAACATAAGATCAGCAGTGGCTGGAAGACCAAAGGATTCACTTGTATCAGTAAGATCGACATCACTACTACCATAGCCAGAGCGAGTCGTCTGAGTAGCGGAGACGATAGGTACATTAGCTTCAACTGCAAGACCCCTGAGCTCTTCAGCAATCGCCTTAATATAGGAATACGAGTTAACATTTGATCCAGCCCTGTAACGAGAAGACGCACATATGTTTAGATAGTCTATGAATATTATATCAGGTTTAAATGATTTTTTCAAGGCTAATTCATTGAGTAAAGCCTTGAAGTGACCTGAGTGAGCAGATGCAGTAGGATACTCTTTGATAATAAGTGATCCTTGTGTTTTCTTTGCAAGGTTTGTTACCTTACCTTCAAAGATTGGTTTTGGTAAATCAACAATCTCTTGTATGTTTACGTTTAAAAGATTTGCATCAATACGTTCTGCAATCTTTTCTTCTGCCATTTCTAATGTTATGTATAAGACGTTCTTTCCTTCTAGGAGAACAGCACTAGCATGATGACACATAAACAGAGATTTACCAACCCCAGTGCCTGCAAGTGCGATATTGAGCGTCTTGTTTGGAAGGCCTCCTTTTGTAATCTTATTAAAATATTCGAGGTCGAATTGTATTCGACTCTCTTTCCTGTTGTAAAGTTCGTATCTTTCTTCATAGTCCTCTAGGTAATCGTGGCCTACATTACGATTAAAGGAAACTGATAGTGCATCTGATAAGATAGTTGGTATTGCATCTCGATTCTTTTTATCATCTTGTCCATCTGCTATTTTAATTGATTCCATCAAAGCGAGATAGATAGCACGGTCTCGACACCATTTCTCAGTTGTGTCACTTAACCATTCAAAGTCACATTCAATATCTTCCAGTTCGTTTATCGTTCCAAATATATTCTTGACTTCATCTTGTGTGATATCACGTCTGTCTTCAATCTCAATCTGGAGTACTTCTTTTGTTATTAAGCTATTGTACTCTGAAGCATATTTAGTAATATGCTCAAATACAACTCTCTCAGACCTGTCATTGAAGTAATCAGGTTCGATAAATGGTAGAACTTTTCTTAGATATTCTTCGTTGTAAACTAGGTTTCTTAGAATGACTTTCTCAATACGATCCATCATTCACCATAACTAAACTCTTCGTTTGATGCCTCTTCTAGCAACTGCATTATTTCTTCCGTGAAATACTTATCAGGATCGGCCAGAATAGCAGAAGGATAAACGGAAGATTCACCAACAACAATTCGATTCCCCTTACGTTTGAAGACTCCATGCTTCTCACCCAGTTCCAATAACCCATAATATCTATCGAGTCCACGCTCGTCGTAATAAAGTCTAATCTCAACTTCTTTGTTCTCCTTACTTAAACGTGATTTATGAGTCTTTGCCTTGATAATGTTTCCAACGACTTCCTTACCATCCTTCTCTTTTTTTCTGCTGAGATAGATGATTGTAGATGCTGCATACTTGAGACCGCTGCCTCCACCCATTTCTTTTGTAGGGAAGTAAGAACCGATGACATCATAAGTGTGATTTGTAACTATTAATGGAATGTTTGCTTGACCAAGTTTAAGTGTGAGCATACGGAATGCACCTTTAACAAGTTGTGATTTGGTCATGTCACGAACTTGCTTATCATTTAATACATCATTTATTTCTTTTTCTGTAGAAAGCATACCGAGAGAATCAAGTACAAACATACAAGGTTTGCGACTTTCTTCTTCCGATTTTAAGTATATATCAACTGCCTTTAATGCTTTACTTCGAAACTCTTCAATTGTTACAACATTTACAACAACCAACCGTGTTGTATCAACTCCACGAGACTCCAGTAATCCTTTATTGACTGCTGCTTCAGTATCAAAATAGAGGCAATACCCATCAGGGTTAGTATCCAAAAAGTTCTTGACAACAGCCAAGGAAAAATAAGTCTTTCCAGTAGAGCTTTCACCAGCGATGGCAGTGATCTTATTACTAGAAACACCACCATAAATGGAACCGCTAACCACTGCATTAAAGATGTATGATCCTGTGTCGATGTATCTTTCTGTTTCATCTATATCTGCTGCAATTTGAGTATAGTCATTGCCAATTTCCTTTACAATTTCTTTTAAAAAATCCATTAAATCACCATTCCATGTTTTTCACGAAGTATTTTTTTATAAGGACCGTCAGGATTACTATCTCTAACTTCCTTAACCAATTTTAATTTTCTATGAAGTTCTTCACAACCATCACCAGTTATGGATTCAGATATCCAGACTAACAAGTCAAGTTCTTTATCATCAATAGGTAAGTCCATTTTACAATAATGTTTAATAAGTTTTTAACCAATCCAGATCTGTTAAAAATCTGCTTGGAATGCACGTAGACCAATTATAGCATTGATCCATTCTTTTTGCAAACCAGGTTGCAGTATTGTAATCTTCAAATTTTTTCTGATAATAAATTGTTTCTAAATCATTATCAACAGACCAAACAACAGAATACCTCATGAGAAAAAACTATCCAAAGTAATTTTTCTTTCATCTGACCAACCAATTGCATTTAATACAGCTTTCATCGGTTCAAGAAATGCTTTGTTAAATTGAGTATCGTAATCAATATACTTTTCAAGATTAAGTTCTTTTGGAAAATCTTGAATGAACGATATAACATTTTCTCTTGTAGGATTTGGATCTTTCAAATAACAGAACTTGATCTTTTCACCATTTTGTATGTATGCATATTTCTTATTAAGTTTCCTTTCTTTAACATAATGATTGAATAGTAATGCACCACGAACGTGCATTGGTGTTCCCTTCTCATATATGTTATGCGTTCCCTTATACTTGGTCACATTTGAAACTGATCTTGGAAAAGATATTTCTTCTGGTGGAAGTGATTTAAATTTGTTTCGACAATCATCAATATAATCTATCATCTCATCTTCAGTGCCACTCATCATCACTTTCAATCCATCCTTAATCATATCTCGACAAGGTGCAGGTGTAGAGGATTTAACTGCCTCTATTCCCATAATCTTTAACTTTGCATCTTCATATCGAACTCCCTCACTATCCCATACATTCAAAATATATCTTTTCTTTGCTGTCCATATACCACGATCTGCGATGTTCTCTCGTTTCATAAACATCTTTTGATCATACGCATTTACATAGTTCGCCAACGCTTGGTAAGAACTTTCAATATACTTTTCAAATTCCACTTCACACACCTTATTAAGGAACGACACAATGCCTTCAGTAGTCTTCTCTCTGCCTTTGAATACTGCGTCAATAAAAGGGCCCAAATTAAGATAAATGGAATCGGTATCAGAAGCAATAACATAATCAACATCCTCCGTATTTAAAATTTTGTTCAGTTTACGATTCATCCGATTTTCAATCCATCGGATTGAAACTTGACCAGATAAAGTAATTGCTTCCGCATTTGCTAATTTAAAATACCGAAAATACTGATTGCCGATAGCACCATAAGCAGAGTTAAGAGAGATCTTCTTTGCCATCTGGATATTGTTGCAACGGGCAATTTCTTTTTCCAACGTTTTTGTTTTCTTTTTTTCATAAGCTTTCTTTGCCTCAATCATTTTCTTCTTGAAGATAACTCGCTCATTATACATTTTCTCCATCAGTTCGGGTAAGAACCCTTTGATGTCTTTCCGATACATCGCACCATTTGCACATACTGCATAATCTTTAAACATTTCAAATGTTACTTCCTCAGATAGAATTTTATCAACGTTGACCGATGGATGTCTCTGGTCGAGTAATGTTTCTGGGGAAATATTATATTGCATAATGAGATGAGGATAAAGACTATTGAGGTCAAAACTAACCACCCAATCATACTTGCCTGGTATCGGTTCCTTAACATAAGCACCTGCATATTGTGAGTCTTTGTCTGTTCTTACCTTTGGAGGAATCACTACGTTCTTTCTCTTCAAGTAATTGTAGATGATTGAATCCCAAGTTCTTACTTGGAAAAATACATCTGTGTAATTCACCTTCGCATCATATGCCATCGTCAGACAAAGTTCAATCAACTTCATTTTATCTTCGAGTTGATCTACGAGTTCTACGTCGATGATGTTGTATTCAATAAACTTTTGCCAATTGCCTGTATAGAAATCTCTGAATGTATCAAACTCAGAGTGGTCTAATTTCTTTTTACCAAGTTCAACAAAAGCAATATGATCTAAGCGATATGATTCTTGGTTTGTGTATGTAAACTTACGATATAGGTCAAGGTAATCAATAACTGATATACCAGCCATTTCACAAGATATTTGTTTACGACCTTGTACAACAAAATCTTTTTTTCTTACATAACCCCAAGGAGAAAGTTTACGAACTTTCTTTTCACCCATCAATCTTTCAATACGTCCTACTATGTACGGAATATCATACAACTCACAGTTCCAACCAGTAATCACTTCTGGTGCATTTCTTTCCCAATATTCTAAAAAACGATCTATTAAATTATATTCATCCGTACACTGAACGTATCTTACATCTTCTCTCGTATTATTGAATGGACGTGAAGCAAAACAAATTATTTTCTTAGTTGTATAATCCTGTAGAGTAATTGCTAGTAATTCTTCTGCACAATCAAAGACGTTGGGAAATCCACTTTCAGCAGCAACCTCAATATCAATCGTGACTAATTTAATTTTACTAATATCAAATTTGATTTCTTCTTCTGGATATTTTTCGGAGATATACTGACAGATATATCTGTCGTTTCCGTAAACATCAAAGTTATCCACCTCAGAATATTTATCTATAAACTGTTTGCACTCAGATATTTTACCAGGTTTAATTGGTTCTACACTATCTCCTTCTAAAGTTTTAAACTTCGATTTTTTCTTCGAAGGTACATAAAAAGTGGGATGAAACGTTTCTCTCGCAGTAAAATGCTTGCCATTCTCATATCCACGGACAAGAATTTCATCAAACCTTTGATGGACATTTGTATAAAACCTCATTGAGTAATCTTCTTATATTCTGCTAATATGTTTTGTGATGGATCAACTAATGTTAATATCTTATCAGAACTCATAAACATTTCTTTATTAGGAGTTAGATCAGAGATCCACTTAGATACTTTACCATTTATTATAACACATGGATTTATTAATTTACAATCAGGTTGGCCAATTTCTGCTAGAACTTCATCAATCTCAGATATCAGAATCGTTTGATTCGTTAAGAGTAATACTTGGATAGGATTCGCTGCCTCCACTTCCTGATCCGTCGGTAGATCCGTCTGTATCATCAAATCGTCTTCCATTTACTTTTTCCTCATAGTTTTTTTTAACGGTATCAAGCGGTTCACTAATACAAACCACCCAATCTCTATTTACAATTATATCATCATCTTTTGATAATGACATCCATTTGTAATATGCAAGTTCGTGTTTGGGTCTACTTTCTTGTTCAACCAAGACTTGACTTGTTTTAATCTTAACACAATATGGTTTCTTAAAAAGATAAGAAACTAATTCATCTTCAGAATTACGAAACTCTGCGATGTCAGCAATTACTTCTTCTCCAGATTTTAGTAATGCGAGTTTTATACTCATAGTTTTACATTCCTTGCATATATTATACCATAAAAAAAGGGATCGTCAAGATCCCTAAAGTATTGTATCCTTTAATCATCAAAGGTATACTTTTTTAGCATGATGTTCTGGAACAATCTTACCTAATGTAATTGTAAGAAGTCCGTCTGCAAAAGTTACATCTTTAACTTCCACATCATCAGATAGAGACCACTCTCTTGAGAATGATCTTTGTGCTAGCCCTTTATGACTATAAGTTTCTTCTTCTTTCTTTTCCTTAGTTCCTTCTACGAATATCTTACCATATTCTGTGTAAACTTTAACTTCTTTCTTTTTAAATCCTGCGAGTGCAATCTCTAATCTGGACTCAACGTTGTTTACGTGAACGATATTATATGGTGGATAATTAGCATTTGTGTTTGTATTCCAAAATTGTTGGAAGTAATCATCTAACCCTATGCTGTTTCTTGCGATCTTTTCCATTAGTTCTGGAAGATCTGAAGCACTATATCTCTGTATGTTAGTCATGGTTCTCCTTAGTAAGCGAGTGTGAATTGTGTCCCCGAAGGCGACATTACTATTTAACCACTTATCAGTAAATTATGCAATGAGGTATACTCTAAATTTTTGTTCGGTATCCACTGCCGAAATAGTGTGTTACTTCTTCTTTTGGGATAGTTCCCTTGACAGCACAAGATATACAGATACGAGGAACTGTGCTTGATATTCCCATGTGCAGTAAACCCTCTTTAATAAAGATTGTATCGCCAGCATTTAATATTACAGGATCATTAAAACATTCCTGTTTAAACTCACCTTCTGGAGTTGCTCCTACAAATTTTTCAACAATATAAGATATCTCACCTTCCAAGCATAAAATTAAAACATTATCTGGGTCATCATGTATACCAATACCTTGTGATGGACCAAGTGAAGCGAATATTTGAATGTCTTGAAGATCATACTTAAGATATTTTTTAAGACGATCTTTAATTATTTCTGGGAATTCATCAATATGAATATAACTTGTTTTGACAGTTCCACGTTCATAATCATAAGTTATATAATCATCTGAATCATTATATTGATTTGGATATGTAGATAAGGGTTCATCT